TCAGCTTACACGTTGACATTGTCAGCACAAGAATTGAAACCAGCAAACTTTGTTGATTCACCAACTGCGGCTGACCCATTTGATGGAATGGCAAGTGCAACGGTGACCGTTACTGAAGGAACTAATTCATAAGAATTTTTTCATTTGATTTAAGAAGGGTGTCCGATTGGATGCCCTTTTTTATTATAACAAATTGAAGGGTTTTTTATTATATAAATATGATAATCTTACAAGAATCCGGATCGTCACAAACGATAAATTTCATCCCGAGGGAATATACCCAAGGGACGACATACAACATCAAGATTGTAAACGAATCGACAAACGCCGAAGTGTACAATGAAGACGTTACATCATTCACCGAAAATCTTTATTATTATCAACATTCTGACACGTTCAGTTTAAAAGAAGACACGTTTTATCTTTTGACAATAACATCGTCGGAAATCGTGTACAAGGACAAAATATTTTGCACAAATCAAACCGTTTCAAGTTATTCGGTCAATGATGCTGAATATACGCCACACACCACAGAAAATGAATTTATATTCTTATAATGGATACACACATCATAAATTTATCGTCTTACGTCAAACCCAAGGTCATTGAAGACAAAAGAAAAGATTGGGTTGCTTACGGCGAGGACAACGATTACTATTCGTATTTGATTGATTTATTTATCAATTCAACGACAAACAACGCAATCATTACGGGTATTTCAAACATGATATTTGGAAAAGGGGTTGACGCACTTGATTCATCAAGCAAACCGGATCAATATGCAGCCATGAAATCAATCTTTTCCGATTCATGTATGCGTAAGGTCATCTTGGATTTTAAAATGCTTGGTGAGGCTTCATTTCAAGTCTTATACCGAAATGGCAAGGTTGTCAAGTCTGAACATTTTCCACGTCAAACATTACGTGCAGAAAAGATGAACGAAGACGGTCAGATTGAGGCATATTATTATCACCCAAAATGGAAGGAAGTAAAACCTTCCGACAAACCAAAAAGAATCGCGGCATTTGGATTTGGTAATGGAAAAGAACCGGAAATCAAAATAATCAAAAGATATGTGTCCGGTTACGATTATTATTGTCCCCAAGATTACGAAACGGCATACGCTGAACTTGAATGCGAAATTTCTGACTTCTTAATCAATGACGTCAAGAATTCATTTTCGGGAACTAAGGTTGTAAACTTCAACAATGGAACACCCGACATGGAACAACAACTTCGCATCAAAAATGACGTGATGAATAAACTCACCGGATCAAAGGGTGAAAAAGTGATTGTTTCATTCAACAACAACCAAGAATCAAAAACCACGGTTGACGACATAAGTTTAAATGACGCACCAAGTCATTACGAATACCTTTCAAGGGAATGTCAAAACAAACTTATCATTGCACACCGTGTGACGTCACCGCTTCTTTTAGGGATGCGAACTGAAAACAATGGTCTTGGATCAAATGCAGACGAAATAAAAACGGCTTCTTTGTTGTTTAATAGTGTCACAATAAGACCTTATCAAGACGTGATTTGTGATGCAATGGACGACATCCTTTCAGTCAACGATATATCCTTAAAATTATATTTCAAAACGCTTCAACCGTTGGAATTTATCGATCCAAGCAATGCAATAACCGACGAAGCACGTGAAGAAGAAACTGGTGTCAAATTATCAAGTGACGAACGTCCATTCTTAGATGACGACACGGCAAATGAAATTTGGGAAATGATCAAAGACTTGGGTGAGGACGAAAATCTTGAAGATTACGAACTTCTTGATGTTGACGACACCGAAGACGAACCCGAAGATTTTGACGTTGAATCGTATTTGAATGGATTACATTTATCCGCGACACAAGATTCGACACAAGATGACAAACGATATAAGGTTCGATATAAATACGTAAAAGGAACAAACAGAACACCCAAAGGTGAATCAAGACCATTTTGTGTGAATATGCTTAAAAATGGCAAAATATACCGCAAAGAAGATATCGGACAAATGTCAGCGCGTGGTGTTAACAAAGAACACGGTCACAAAGGTCAAAATTATTCATTATTTAAGTGGCAAGGTGGGGTGAATTGTTATCACCGATGGGAAAGACGTATTTACAAAAAACGATTAAAAAAAGACGGAACTGAATGGGGTGGCAACGCACTTGACGGAACTAAATTTGTAAACGTGAATCAAGCAGTTCGTGAAGGATTTAAACTTCCAAAAAACCCTAAAGAAGTGACGGAAGCAAATATCACAAGAACGGATCGCGGACATCACCCAAACTATAAAGGATAATGGCAAAAGGATTAATGATTTCACGGAAGGACTTGGTCAAATACACAAGTTTGAGCGGAAATATCGACACGGATAAATTCATTCAATATGTGCTTATCGCACAAGAAATCACCGTTCAACAATTGTTGGGAACGGACTTGTATGAAAAAATACAAGGTGACATTGAATCGTCTTCTTTGACTGGTGATTATTTGACGCTGGTAAATGATTATATCAAACCCGTTTTGATTCATGCCGCAGCGGTTCAATACATTCCTTTTGCATCATATACGTTCGGAAACAAGGGTGTTTTTAAACATACATCGGAAACCGGTGAAACGGTATCGAAGGAAGAAGTGGACTATTTGGTTGAAAAAGAACGCGACACAATGCAATTTTATGCCGACAGATTGATCGATCATTTAAGTTTCAACGCACCTTCTAAGTATCCGGAGTACAACACAAACACAAACGAAGACATTTCACCAATTACTGGACAATCGTACACGGGATGGGTATTGTAAAAACGTATAAACCAAAAGAAAAAAACGTCGTCAAATTAAAAACATTTTTGACTTCGTTATATAACAAAAACACAAAAAAGTGATTATATAAGTATGGCAACAATCAATGATTGGTATGGGGAAAACAACATTGGATGGGGTAAATCTTATTCCGAATCTTGGTGGGGTTCTGTTAATGAGATTAATTCTTGGGGTATTATTTACCCAGCAACCGCAGAAGGTTCAATCATATATGCTGACACAACACTTTTTACCGCCGACATGACTTCTTATACGGCTGACATTGGGGTTGATTCGGTTGATTTAACACCCCCAACAATTACGCTTATCGGGTTGTCAACGATTAATTTAACGGTTGGTGATTCTTACACAGATGCTGGTGCAACTGCGACAGACGATGTTGATGGTGATTTAACTTCTTCAATAACAACAAGTGGAACAGTAGATACCGCAACTGCTGGAACTTATACGATAACTTATTCGGTAAGTGATTCAAGTGGAAATTCAGCTTCAGCAACTCGTTCGGTTATTGTTTCCGCAGCTTCGGGTGAAACACCCGGAACAATAAGTTCAGTTGATTTTGCAATTTTGACTTCCCTATCCGGCCTAGCAAGTTTTTCATTTGATTATGGCGGAACAACCTACACAAGGGGAATGGTCGATGACCAAGCGGATATAACGGATTATGATGGTACTTCTGTAAGTGGATGGGGTACTAACCCAATTGAATTTGACACGGATACAATACAAGTCGGATCATTTGTTGCGGATGGATTTGGAACATTTATAAATAGTGACGATACACACGTTTCAAGTTTTGGCCCTTATGCTGCATATTCAACACCAAAATATTTTAGAGGTGATTTTGATACTGCAGCAGTATTCGGCAACCCTCTTGAAGCATACCCAATTTACAAAGTTGAACAATCAAATGGATATTTAAAAGTAACTGAAATAATTACAAGTTAATAAAAAAATAAAATGGCACAACAAACAATTAACATCGGGACAACGGCGAACGACGGAACGGGCGACCCCCTTAGATCGGCATTCGATAAGGTGAATGACAACACGACTGAATTATATGCTGGACAAAGTCTTTCCCTTGCATCCGACATCCTTACATTAACAAGGGCAGACGGTACAACAAGCACCGTTGATTTATCAAGTTACCTTGACGAAGATGCACGAGCAATTTCAAGCGGTACATTAAACGGTTCAACTGGTATTGTTACATTCACAAGGGACGATGCTTCAACATTTACGCTTGATTTGTCAGCCTTATTAGACGACACAAATCTTGTAACGAGTGTAAACACACAAACTGGAGCGGTTGTACTGGATTCAGACGACATATCTGAAGGTTCAACAAACCTTTATAATCAAACACACACGGGTGATGTAACGGGTTCAACTGCATTAAGCATCGCAAATGACGTTGTTGATCACGATGAACTTGCACCACGTTTCACCGCAAAACAAGAAATTGCAACAACAAGTGGAACAATCAATTTGGATGCTTCTTCTTATGGAATATTCGAATTAACTTCGGCATTAACTGGTGCAACGACATTAAACATCCAAAACATTAAGAAGGGACAAGTGATTGACATTCTTGTAACTGGTTCGCAAACCATTACAATGGCGGATGACTTTACAACTTCAGCAATCAACCAAGCGGGAACTGGTACTTATGACGGTGCATCTTCAAACCATATTCAAGTGGTGTGTATTGATGACAACGATTCGGATGCAATATTGATTTATTCAGTTGCGACATACACAAGCGACACAAACCCAGCTTAAAATAAAATAAAATGAAAGGAATAAACTTAAACGGTACAATAAAAACATATTCTTCAGTTCCAAAAACTTGGGGTAATATTCTTGGGGTTAATTATATGTCGGACGAAGATTTAAAAGGTCTTGGATTTTACGATGTTGTAACACCAACCAAAAAACAATCTGAACAACTTGGCGACATTTATTTTGATGCGGATGCTGAAATATTTACTTATCCAGTTGAATCAATAACATATTCAGAAACGGTTGCTGAATTAAAAGAACAAAAGATTGCTGAATTAAAACATTTTTACAATTCAAAACTTGCGGAAACCGATTGGTACATAATTCGCGCACAAGAAGGTGTTGCAGCACCACAAGACATCCTTGATGCAAGGTCAGCATTAAGAACTGAATGTGCGACACACGAAACAAATATAAATGCCAAAACAACAAAAGCAAGTGTAATTGATTATGAATTTTAAAAAATGGGGTTAAACAAAAGACTTATCAGTCAAGCGGATGGGATTCCAATTGGCCCAAGAATTACAAATTGGACTTTTAATTCCAACGCATTTTCATTGACGACACCTTCGGGTTATCAAAATAACACCGGAAGGGGTATTGCTTATCACAATGGATATCTATTTACATTTGAAGAATTTGGCGGTAGTCCGGGGGGATCAACTTATGACACTAAGGTTATAAGGAAAAGAAATCTTAACGGATCAATTGTTTCAACTTATGTGGTTGAAGCGATTGTCAATGGATCTTTTTCACCAAAATTTTTGCAAGATGTAAGGGGTCTTGTAATTGATTCAAGTGGAAATATGTATATAATGACGAATATAAGTTCATCAAGTACTAAATTAAGAAAATATAATTCGTCCGGCGTTTTCCAAAGTGAGGTTACTTTGACTGGAACTTACGCAAATGAAATTGCAATTGATAGGGATAATGATTTAATTCATCACGGAATAAACACAAATACAACTATTTATATCAGAAATTTATCCGCTGGTTTTATATCAGCTTACAATAATAATAGACCTTCCGGAAGTCAACAAATGCAAATGGTTCACGCTGAAAATTCAATTTATGGATTTGTTAGGGATTATAATTTAAGTACGGATACTTTTTGGCGATATGATACAGAACTTGGCTCATTAGAACAACAAAATGTTAGTTTTGGTGGTTATTATTTTCAAGGTTCCGGGTCTGGTGCTTACGATTCAGTAAATCAATTTGGATATTTTTTTAGTAGCAATACCCAAGTTGCAAAATGGACACCTACATTTACTTAAATAAAAATGAATGATTTGAAATTATACATATTAAATGTTTTCGCCTTATTGGTAAGCCTTACAGAAATTGAACCAGTTTTACAAGTGGTGTCGTTGTCCTTGGCGATAATATACACCTTGATCAGTATTTACAAAAAACTCAATTAATATGCCCAAATTCGATATTAACAACGACGGGAAGGCGGACTTCAGCGTATCGATTCCGCAGATACTTACAATCTTGGCAATGTTTGCTTCGATTGTTGGTTCTTATTATACATTAAATGCAAGGGTTGATGCCGTGGAAACCGCGACAAAAAAACTTAAAGAAAACGAACAAAAATACACTTGGCCAAATCAAAGAAAAACCGAAGAAGAAGTCCGAATGCTTGAAATTGAATTGAAGGCATTTATGAAGGACATTGAATATTTAAGACGTGACGTCGACACAAAAAGAAGATAAAATGAAAAAATACTGGTTAATAATAAAAGAAGCCGCAAAAGATTGGGTGGTGGATAATTGGAAAAGTGATTTAATATTTGACAAAGGCAAGGTGATCTTTGTTGGTATTGTTGCATTTTTTGTTTTGGTTAAAATTATTTATTCAATATTTTCATGAAGTATTTCAGTTTATCCGAATTCGATTCAAGTGACCACCCGGGAAGTGGAACGAACATGGACGAACGCTTCCTTGCAATGTTGGACAACGCCCGTGAGATTTACGGAAGACCAATGCACATCAATTCCGGATACCGTACCATATACAAGAATCAAGAAGTTGGGGGAAAACCCAACTCAACTCATTTACAAGGTATCGCGGCGGACGTACATTGCACAACATCCCGTGACCGACACGATATGGTCAAGGCATTCTTACAAGCCGGATTTTCAAGAATCGGTATCGCCGACACATTCATCCATGTCGATTCCGGCGACATACATTCAGATAAAGACCCCAACGTCATTTGGACATACTAACACCACGGGATCAACGATATGGGTAAAGAAACAATAAATGTCAAATCAAATGGATTAAGAAACGAATTGAAAGAAATTCGCAAGTCCATTGATGCACTCACAAACGCGATACTTATCGCACAAACACACAAACGATATGAAAATATTAATTCCAATATTGATCATGACGACCTCATGCGCGTCAATCAATCATTCAAAAAAATTAGCTGAATACAAAGAAATCACAAAAAACATTTGTGTTGACAATGAACACGAAGTTGAACTTGCACAAGTTTTGTATTTAAAATATGTCAGAAACTAAAAAAAAATTCAAGGACACCGATGTCGGAAAATTCTTATTGAATAAGATTCCGAATGTTGTTGGTGCAATTGCGGATCAAACACCCATTGGAAGTGTGATACAAGCAATCATTGGTGGTTCTGAAATGTCAGACGCTGACAAACAAGTTGCCCTTGAAAAATTAAAAAATGAACGTGCTGAAATTGACGGTGTGACAAGACGATGGGTTGCGGATGCACGTTCGGGTTCTTGGTTGGCTTCAAATGTTCGTCCGCTTACGTTGGCATTCTTTTCCATTTCTTATGTTGTGGGTTGGTTTTATGGTCTTGAATTGTCTTCGATTACTGGTTTATTAAGTGTCATTGTAGGGGGTTATTTCGGTTCACGTGGTGTCGAAAAGGTATTCGGAAACAAACTTCACAAATAATGGCACGAGGTACAACTTATCAACATTCATTTAAACCCAAAAAGAAACGTCCCGGAATTCATTCGAAATCCAAACAATCACAACTGAAATCGTCCAAAAATTATTCAAAAAAATATAAGGGTCAAGGACGATAATGTTGAAAACACAATCAAACAACTTCTTGAAAATAAAAAATAATTCATCGAACTTTGGTGGGTTAGTGGTTTATATGTCTAATTTTAAAATAAATAAATATGTCTGAAGATTTAACAATTCGCAAACTTGCTGAAAAAATTGCAAAAGATTTCCAATTGACCGTAAAAGAACGAACGGATGCAATTTTGGAAATGGATCAAATTCAATATCAAAACCTTGGCACAGATTCAAAAAAATACGAAACGAATAAAGTTAAATCGGATTCAAAATATTTATATACCTTGATTAAGGGATTCAATGAAGCTGACGGCAATTTATTGCTTAAAGCAATGGATAAATAAACTTAATTGGCAATTTATTGCTTAAACGTAAAACAATGCCGAAAAACTCAAAGAAGCCGACACGATCAAAACTTGTCAAAAAACTTGACGTAATATTTAGTCAATATATAAGACTTAAATATTCAGACAAGCACGGAATGACTGAATGTTTCACTTGTGGCAAACGTGATCATTATAAGTCAATGCAATGCGGACATTTTATGTCACGCAAAAATTATTCAACCCGATGGGAAGAAGACAATGTCCGTGTTCAATGTGTTGGTTGCAATATGTTTAAATCCGGAGAACAATATGTGTTCGGTTTAAAACTCGGTCAACAACTTGCTGAAGAAATGTTTATCAAGTCCAAACAACTTGTTAAATTTACCAACGATGAATTAATCGAAAAGATTGATCATTATTCGTCTGAAGTTAAGCGGATGACGTAATTGTGTTTTTTTGTTCATAGGGAAGGGGGTGTTTTTTTTTAAGCATCCCTTTTTTTTATTAAAAATTTTATTTAACTTAGTAAAAAAATAATAATTATATGGACAATTTAAACGTACACACAATGACACGTTCCGAACTTATCGGGATGCTTCTTGAAAAACTTCACGAAAATCAACAACTTAAAGATCAAATAAGATGAACGAAACACAACTTCAAATTATTCGTCAATCAAGTGCGAAGACGGCATTTGATTATATCAAAGGAAATGAAAAACTCACTTCGAACAATGGTATTGAACTCGCAAAAAGAATCGAACAATATGTCATCACGGGGAAGTAAAATCGGAAAAATATATCTTAAATTTAAAATCAATAATTATCATGTCACAATCAGTCAAAGGAACAATTCGTCAAATCAGTCAAGAGAAAAAATTTGGCAATATGCTAAAGAAGTCGCTTATCTTGGAAACGGATGACAAATATCCACAGAAACTTGAAATCGAATTTGTAAACGATAAAATCAATTTATTGCACGGGTACGATCAAGGCGAGAAAGTCGAAATCGGTTACAACCTTCGCGGACGCGAATGGACAAGTCCAAAAAACGAAGTGAAATATTTTATGTCATTAAGTGGCTGGAAAATTGATCGTTCCGTCGGATTAACAAACGCAACACAAAACCAAGACCGCAAAGAAGCACAAGTTGATGACCTTGCATTTTAATATTAAGGGGGACATTGTCCCCTTTTTTTTATATGATCATAGATAAGAACACAATAAAAGATGAAATCCTTGCCATTAAAAACGGAAATGTGGTTCAAGGTTTAAGAATTGGAATCCCTTCGATTGACGAATTTTATCGTTTAAAATTAAATGGAAGTTTGGATATATATGCGGGACACGCTGGTGTCGGAAAAACTTCTTTTTGTTTGTATTTAATGACCTTGTTTGCACAAAAATATGATTTAAAATTCATCATTTGGTCTTCTGAAAACACACCGGGATCAATTGCGCAAAAGATTATTGAATACAAAATGGGAAAACCGATCGACACATCAAGTGAAGACGATATTGAACAAGCAATCGATTGGACGGATCACCACTTCAAAATCTTGAAGGTTGAAGAAGTATGCACTTATAAGGACGTGCTTACACAAATCCTTGGGATTCACAATGCACTTCCAAGTGCTGCGGCATTTATAGACCCTTACAATTCACTTGCGAAACCAAAAGAAGAAATGAAGGCTTATGGATCGCACGAATTGGATTACATGATTGCAAGTGAAATGCGATTGTTTGCTGAAAAACACAAGATCACCTTAATGGTATCGATGCACGGTGTCACGGAATCAAGTCGAAAGGTTCACCCAATTACACACCCAATGGCTGGATTCCCCATGCCGTTGTCTTATTCACAAGTTGAAGGTGGTGTGAAGTGGGCAAACCGTTGTTCGAATTTCTTTGTATGTCACCGATATTTTCAGTCAAAGGATTCTTGGAATGTAATGGAACTTCACGTGCTTAAAGTGAAGGAATATGTGACCGGTGGTCGTCCGACAAGTCTTGACGATCCCATAAGGTTAAAAATGCTCCCCAACAATGTTGGATATGAATTTGGCGGGGTTAATTTGATGCACGAACAAAAAACACCAAAAACAGTATTATTTTGATTTATTCCTTATTAATATTATTTGCAATCGTTTTGATTGTTGGCCACATAAAAAAGGCTGACATTGGACTTGCGCCGGTAATGGGAATAATGATTGGAATCTTGTATTCTTATAATGACCATGAAGACGGTCGAGAACATTGGATTCAATGTTGTGTTTTTTTTGTATCAATTACCGTAATATGGAACGATCCGCCGGATGGCTTGAATTAGTAGCAAAAGACCATGATAAATGGATTAAATTGGTTGAATCATTTGGCGAACATCAATATCAAGATGACATCGTCCAAGAGGCTTATTTGGCATTGTATAAATACACGACACCCGAAAAGATTATCCATGACGGCAAAGTGTCTGAAGGGTATATGTTTTTCACCCTTAAAACAATCACATATCAGTTTTACAACGCCAAAAACAAAATCCATAAGGTTTCATTGGATGACGAAGAAAACATCGTTCAATTGGTCGCTGAAGACGATATTGAAGAACATGAAGCGTTTCATAAGATATGCACCCTTATTGATCAAGAAATGGAATCTTGGTCATGGTACAATCGTAAACTTACTGAATTATATCGTGACACCGATATGTCAATCCGGAAGATTGCAGCGGCCACGAATATCAGTTTCGTGAGTATATTTAACACACTTAAAAATTGTAAAAATGAAATCAAACAAAAATTCAAAGAAGACTGGGAAGACTACCAAAACGGTGACTTCCACAAAATCCAAGAACCAAGAATTCGAAACATTCAAAAAGAACCATGAACAAGGTTCAACCGGACTTGGCGACACCGTTGAAAAAATAACAAAGAAGACGGGAATCAAGAAAGTCGTGGACAAGGTGTTCGATAAGCTGGGAACCGATTGCGGATGCGACGATCGTAAGAAAAAAATGAATGCCTTATTCCGATATGAAAAACCGGAATGCTTCAATGAAGAAGATTTCAATGTGGTCAAGAATGCAATTGAATCGAAGCAAAATAAATTCAGTCCACAAGAACAAGAAAATTTTGTCGATATTTACACAAGGGTGTTTCCTAATTTAAGACGTCCGGAATGTACGCCTTGCAGTTTTAAAAACGAGGTTTACAATCGACTGGTGAAAGTTTACAACACATATAAATAAAACACAATGAACAAAAAAATGCAAAACCTTAAAGAAATGGAATATTACGGAAATTTTAATTTAGTGGGCGAAGTCCTTCTTAAATTGAAAAAGAAATATCCCAACAACGAAACATTAAGTGATGCCGTTTCGGCCATGACACAAATTGGATTCTTTGTCACAGAAATGATGCAAAACCAATATTATTACGAAAAATCACTTGAATCGTACCGTGCGGACAAACATCGTGCAATTGAACGCGCACGACGTGTTGAAAAGGAAATTGAAGAACTTGAAAAGAAATGGAAAATTTAATCCTTGGATATATTGTTTTTCGATTTATACTCAATAAATCGAAAAATT